TGGGTGATTGCTCACCGCTTTTTTAATTTCAATACATGGAAAAAGCTTCAAAAATAGTAAGTGCAGCCGTTTTAGGAAAAGACTTTGAAACGGTGTTTGTGAATGGTAAAGCCTACGTAATCCATCCTCCAACTATTCATAAGATAGCCGGTGCCGGATATTACCTCTCCGATTTGAAAGATGGGATTACGGTAATGGATATGCTTCGATCATTAAAGGATGTTGATACGGCTTCTCGCGCGCTCTCGTGGCTCATACAAGGCGATGAAACTCTGCATGAAGAATTGTCTCATGGAACATTCGATGAAGTGATAGAGGCTTTAGCAACAGGTCTTTCAATGATTTCTGCTGAAAATTTTTACAAGCTGTCAGTTTTAGCCAAGAACGTTGCTCTACTGACAGCAAAGCAACGGTCGTAGGAAACAACTGTTTACTGGGACAGATAGCAACGTTCATGGAAAATCTGCATCTGTCTTATGATGAAGTCGTGTACAAGATACCATATAGAAACATGGTTATTATGCAAAAGGACAAGCTCCATACTGTGTACGGAGAAGTTATGGAGGAAGTATCAGAAGAAGAATTTTTCAAAACCAAGGGTAAGAACCCATTAAAACAATAATATATGCCGAAGCTCGTATTCCGTGTGGCTTCCGATTGGGAGGAAGTCGTAAAATTAAGAAATGAGATAGCTAAGTTAAAGCAAGAGTTGAAGGGTATGGATAGCACACAGTCTCCTGCCGATTTTAAAACACTCAATACCCAGCTTGCTGCATCCACGCAACGAATGGATGAGTTGGTAACGAATGCTGCTAAAGCTGGTGCGGAGATGGAAACTGGCTTCAAGAGGAAGATATTCGCTGCTTCACAGTCTGTTAATGGGTTTACTGAAAAGATTATCGCTCAAAAGGCAGTAGTTAAGGATGTGGAAGCCGATGTTAAGCGTCTCGGTGATGCTTATCGCACTGCATTGAAACGTAATCCATTGTGTGCAAACAGTAAATTAGCTGAATATACATCTGCAAAAAAGGCTCTTGATGAAGAAAAGTCCGCTTTGTTCGGATTGACACAGGAGCAAGCGAATGCCCGACTATCTGTGAAGAAACTTCGTGACGAGTATTCTCTTTACAAGGATGATGCAAAAGGTATAACAGAGGTTAATAATGGGATTACTATTTCATGGAAGCAAGCATTAGGTGTTATCGGTGGTGCTGCTATGCTAAAATCCCTTGTTTCTGATATTACTCATGTAAGGATGGAAATAGATTCGGTGGAAAAATCTTTTGCAGCTTTATTAAAATCAGAAGACAAAGCAAAGGAGATGATTGGAGGTTTAAAAGAACTTTCAATCAAAAGCGGATTAAATACCTATGGAACAGCTCAAACACTTCTCGGCTTTAATGTTGATGCAGAGAAGATACTTCCAACATTGAAAAGCATAGGAGATATAACAATGGGGAATAATGAGAAGTTTTCCTCAATGACACTTGCCTTTGCTCAGATGTCTGCCGCTGGCAGACTGATGGGGCAAGACCTTAATCAGATGATTAATGCGGGTTTCAATCCTTTGCAGGTTATTTCTGAAAAGACGGGTAAGTCCATTGCTGTTTTAAAGAAAGAAATGGAGCAAGGTGCTATTTCATCTGAAATGGTAGCGGATGCTTTTGCCACTGCCACTGCCGAAGGAGGTCGTTTTTATAATATGCTCGAAAAGCAAAACACTGGAATTAGAGGCGAGAAAAACAGACAGAGCGCAGTAATTAAGGAGAAATTGAATGAAATAGGCGAAGCAAATGAGAAGATTATAGCAGGTTCGTATCGCGTTACCACTTTTTTGATCGAGAACTATGAGACTATCGGCAAAATATTGGTTGGGCTTGTTGCTACTTATGGAACGTATAGGACTGCCGTAATGTTGGTTACTGCTGCCGATAGTAAACATACTCTTGTGGAGATTGGGCTTACTAATGCCCGGATATTGGCACGAAAAGCACAACTTGCATTGAATGCTGCCATGCTCACTAATCCTTACGTGTTATTGGCTGTTGCTGTAGGAGGGCTTGCTACAGCAATGTGGGCAATGTCTGATAGTACAACTGCTGCTGCACGTGCCCAAAAGGAATATAACGACATTAAAGATACAGCATCTAAAAAAGAACAGAAACATAAACAAAAGATAGAGGAACTTCTTACAGCTGCACGCGATGAAAGTTTGGCAACTCTCACCCGTCAAAAATCTTTGGAGGAACTCCGAAAGGAATATCCGAAAATCTTTGGACAATATGATATTGAGAAGTTAAAGTTGGAAGATATTCTGAAATTGAAACAACAGATAAACGAAGAGGATTCAAACCGCTCTGTTCAAGGTAGAAAAGATGATTATACTTCTCTAAAACAAATGGTTGCTAACCAACGGAGATATTTACAGCTGTTTGACAATCCAGAGCTTCGCAAAAATATGTCTGATGCCGATATGCAAATATGGAAAATGTTTGCAGGTAAACAGTCCTACGTGCAGGTACGTGAACAGATGGGGAAAAACTCCGAACTACTAAAGAAGTATCAGAAAGATGTATTGGATGATAATATCTCCGCTTATAAAGCCAATCTTAAAAACTATTCTAAAGAAAGATTAGAGGCTGAATTAAAAATGGCCCAATCTTCTGCATCAAAGCGTAATGGTTTTAATGTTGATGGAATGATGGTCAAAGGTGGGGATTTAGAAAGTATTATCTCATCTATAAATGGCGCGTTGTCAGAAAAGAAATCTCCTAATACCTATAAGCAAGATTACGAGGAAGCTAAGAAAGATTGGGAGGATGCCCAAAAAGACCTATCTGAAATAGAAAAGGATAAATCTAAGTTTACCTCAAAGCAATATGAAGAAGCTAAGAAACGGAAAGATACTGCTGAAAAGGCATATAAAGATTTGGGCGGTATTACAGGTAGTTCATTAAGCAAACAAGAGAATCAATCCGAAAAACTCCGCCAGCAAACGGAGAAATACAATCTTCTCCTTAACAAACAAGCATTAGAGCAACAACGTTTTGCCGAAGACTTACAAATGAAAGTCGATGAATCCCGAATCAAAGCAATGAATGAAGGCTCAAAGAAAACCATTGCCCAGATGGAACTCAACTTTGAGAAAGAGATGCAAGCTATTGATCGGCAAAAAGAGGATGCTTTACGTAAGAAAATAGAAGATGCCCGCTCTGCTTTTGAGTCTAATCCTAAAAACAAGGGAAAGTCGTTTGATGCTACCGGAATCGAATTGTCGGATGATGAGAACAAATACTTTGACGAGCTTTATAAAGCTGCCATCGCCAATAATGAAAAGGCATATTCCGAACTCGCAAACCAATATCTTTCATATACAGACCAACGTCTTGCAATAGAAAAGAAGTTCAATGATGATGTTGCTTTGTTGCAAGAAGCCCGTAAAAGAGATGAAGCAAAAGGCGATACGGATGAGGTAGCAAAGATAGACCGCAGTATTGGTAAGCGTACAGAAACAAAGAATGAAGACGTTTTCAAACTCGATGCCGAACAATTCAAAAAAAGCATGAATTGGGAGCAAGTTTTTGGCAACCTAGATAAGGTTTCTACCGATACATTGAAAAAGTTGAAGTCCAATCTTAAAGACTTTATTTCAGCTCAAAAAGACCTTTCTCCCGAGAACCTGAAAGAGCTTGTCGATGCTATTGAGAGGATAGATGATAAAGTTTCAGAGCGTAACCCCTTCGAAGCGATGAGCACTTCTTTCAAGTCGCTAAAGACGGCCACCGATGCGGAACGCGAAGCGCAGGAAGCATACAACAAGGCTCTTAAAGAAGACACAGACGAAGAGAAGAAGAACGCTAAAGCCACCCTTGAAAGTGCTAAAAACAACAAGCAGAAAGCCCTGTCGGAGGCTACCACTGCATTGCATAAAGGCGTGGATGAAATCGGTCGGTATGTCGAAGCTGGCAATCAGGTTATCGGCATTATGGAAACACTTGGGGTAAAGACACCAGAATGGTTGGAGGGCGCGATGTCTGGCTTTGGTGAGATGCTGAACGGTCTTGAAAAGATGGATCTCACTAAGCCGATGTCGATTGTCACAGGTGGTTTGCAGACGATAAAAGGGGCATTAACGAGTGTAGTTTCTTTGGGCGGTCTTATTCCAGGATTCGGAGGTGCCGATTACTCCCGTTACAACAAGATGAAAGAAGAATATGACACCCTTGTTGATGTATGGGATACGCTTATTAGTAAAAAACAGCAGTATATTGATATATCCTATGGTGATGAAGCGCGCAAAGTCGGGCAAGAAACATTGGATCTACTGGATAAGAAGGCAAAAAGCAATGTTACACTTGGTCTAGAAAGGCTTAATGCCGGTGCAAGTATCGGCTCTCATTCTATTGGCGTTCGTCAGCGGAAGGGAATGTCTAAAGAGGGATGGGATGAACTTCGTAAGGCAGCGCAATCCATAGGGTTCGACTACAATTCGGTTGCCGATGGTCGTATGACCGGACTGTTTGACCTTACCGCCGATCAGTTATCCGAATTGCAGGATGAAGCTCCTACATTTTGGGCAAAATTGGACGGTGATGTTCAGGAATACCTTCAAAATGTCATTGACTGCAATACGGAGATAGAAAGCATGAAGGACAAACTGAACGAAACCATGACCGGTGTCTCTTTTGATTCTTTCTATGATAGTTTTATATCCACTCTTTCAGATATGGATAAGAGCAGCAAGGATATGGCGGATGATTTCGGGGAATATCTTAAAACTGCAATCCTCTCCAACCTGGTAGCGAATAAATATCGTGATAAGATTGAAGCGTTGTATAATGATTGGGCTAGTAAATCCGATTCGGATGATGACGGCATATTTGATCTTACCGCAGAGAAATCCGAACAATTAAAAGCTGCCCAACGAGCCTTGGCGGAGCAAATGATGGCCGAAAGGGATGCGATGGCCAATGCTTTTGGTTGGAACTCCGGTAAATATTCTCAATCATCCTCTAAAGGAGGATTTCAGGCTATGTCGCAAGATACCGGAAGCGAATTGAATGGACGCTTTACCGCCTTGCAGATGGCAGGTGAAGAGATAAAGAGTCAGAACGCCCTTCAATCTCAGTCTTTGAATATTCTAACGATGAAAGCGGATGCCATTCTCTCGGTAAATACAGAAACGAGAAACATTGCAGATGATACACGGGACTTGATAGCAAATTCCTATCTTGAACTTGTACAGATATCAGAGAATACAGGAGCTATCGTGAAGCCTATTCAGCAGATTCAGAAAGATATAGCGGAAGTAAAGAAGAACACATCTAAATTATAAATTATGACAAATGACTTAAAAATTAACGGCCTTGATGCCTACCGGCAATGGGGTATAAGAATGGGTGATGGTTTCCTTGATACAATCGGTGCACCCGCGCCTATGAAAGAATTTATTGAAAACAAATCCCGATTGGAACATGGGAAACGGGTTATAACCAATAATCCTAAAGTAGATGAACGAGAAATAACACTATCTTTCACTATAGAAGGTAATTCTCAATCAGATTATCAGACAAAAAGAAAGGCATTCTTCGATGAATTATATAAAGGGGCAGTAGATATTCAAATTCCTGCTAACAGTAGCGAGATTTATCATTTGATTTATCTTGGGAAGAGTATTACCTATGCGCAGAGTTTAGACCGGACATTTGGTAAAATTTCGAGTAAGTTTTCGGAACCGAATCCGTCTATTCGTACTTAATTCACGACATTGGGCCTATTGTCGTATATAGGAATATTCATAAATTGGATACCCTTTTTTTATCTTCGATCTTTGAAGAATGATCGAGATAAAGGACATATCAGGCAAGGTCAAGTTTAGCACACCGATCAATGTGGGGGCGAAAGGCCGGTTCATGCTGATGAAGGAGGATTATATAACCATCCCTTTCAGCACGGACATACCTGTTGATCTCAAGCGTGGCGATTACGTGGATCTCAGAGGAGTGTTTGATGATGCCTTGGGCGGGAAACTGGCGAAAGTATATAAATACCTCACTCTTCAGAATCCATCCGTTATTCCGGGTAAATACAGTTACGAGCTAAGGTTTGACGCTTATTATTACGAGTGGAATACGAAAATCTTCAAATTCACTCCGGAAAGTCACGGTCAGGAAGCTGGCTGGAATCTTACAGCCCCCCTCGATATTCACCTAGGCCTGTTCCTACGTAATCTGAAAGCGAACGGATATACATACAACGGGGTTGATTACATTTTCGACATAGATTCCACGGTTGAGAACAAGGCGTTTTTGATGACATACGATAATATTCATTTGTTGGACGCCCTCTTTTCGATGGCATCGAAAGATAAATGGAACTGTGATTGTTGGATAACCGATAATGTCATACACTTTGGCCGTTGCGAGTTCGGTGACGCTGTCGACATTGAACTAGGCGTTGAAGCGGCCGCCATGACCCGAAGCGAAAGCAAGGGTACTTATGCCACCCGCGTTTATGTGTTCGGAGGTACAAGAAATATACCGGCCAACTATCGTCCGGTGGATGAGCAGGCAGTAGTAAATGGAGTTGTTCAGAAGCGGCTCATGCTTCCGGAGGGTACTCCTTGCATAGATGCTTATCCCGGTATGACCGACACCGAAGCGGTGGAGGACGTAGTGGTATTTGACGATGTGTTTCCGAAACGGATCGGCACGTTGTCAGACGTGACTACCGTAGACAGGGATACGGAGACAGACGGTGAAGTCACCGGCCAGTTCAAAGCCTACCAGTACCAAGATCCCGGTCTCGATTTCAAAGAAGATTATATATTGGAGGGGGAAGAGCTGAAAATCACCTTCCAGTCCGGCAAACTGAACGGGATGGTGTTCGGTGTAACGTTCAAGCCTGAAGGGACGGACAAAGGCAGCCAGATATGGGAGATCATAGCGAACGAGGATTATGGGCGTTTGCTTCCCGATGAGATAATGTGCCCGGAGAATGGAGATGAATATGTTCTTTCCGGATTTAATATCCAACTCGTTTCCGACCAGTATATACCGGAAGCGGAAAAAGAGTTATTAGCCAAAGGACAGGAGTATGTAAAGAAAACAAGTATCGATGACGGTACATACCCAACTACCTTGGACTCCGAGTGGGTCTATCAGGATCAGATAAACAGGACGT